CATCGATAGTCACATCAGCCCTTGACCCCAAGGGCAAACCAACAGCCACGCCCTTCTGAGGGCTAGGCAAACAAGACGTAAAATAATCATGCCGCTTCCCGCGGCGCTGAATCGGATACGACGTCGCGTCCGGACCATCGGACAAATCAACCGTCAATGAATCCTGCAAATTTTCGTCTCTGAACCATTCATTCCAAACTAAATTATAAGCTCTGAACGGTAACGCGTTCACATTGAACGGCGAACCCATCGCTAAAGGAATTCCAAAATAATCAATCATGTCACCACTGACACTGCCAGCCGCATTCTTAACCGGAATCAAAAAAGACGTAGAATCGCCTGGGTCATCCTGCGACCCGCAGAATTTCTCCCAGTTATCCCACAGCAACCTGTGAGGAATCGCGAAAAAAAACGTCTCCATATACAAATTATCCATCAGCGGAAAAATCGGCGTTGCTAAACGTGCAAATCCTGTCATCCGCAGGTTAAATGTGTCTCCTGGCAGACACTCGTCTAAAAATATCGGAATCAATAGACCAGCGTCAAACGTGGTCTTTAAACCATGACTCCGATCAAACGACGAACGAGGAATTTCAGCCTTCGGCACCTGAGAAAACTGATGACTCATAACGCTCCGCTGTCTCATGACGTTACCTCTTTACCGGGAAAAACCTTCCCTAAAGTTGAAACCTTCGCATCAACAAAATCCAACTCTGGCTCATCGCCAGAAAAAACAACCTCCAGCCCGTTCACTACTTTCACGGCACCGGGGGTGCAACTAACCACACACACTGAATCATCAAACGTGCCAAGTTTGAATAAAGTGTAATCACCAGGATGCTTAGCAAACTGATGATCGTTAGAATTAACGCAGTCACCAAAGACACGTATCGCCATTGCCTCAGAAGGCAACACAAACGGCGGCAAATACGCTTGAGCCTTAACATCAAAAATCGAAAACATTTCATGTTTCATAATCGCCTCGCTCCGCAAACCTAGACTCAGACAACTCCTGACAACGCTCCCGAACCGCTAAACGCTCGGGAGTCGAATCTTCTCTAGCGCGATAACCAGCGCGCTTCCGCGCGGCCTGGATCCGCGCAAAATCCTCCGGATCCTCTGCCTTATACAGGCAATCGTAAAAACGCGGTGGCCGCATCTTACGGCCCCGCAAAACAACATCGTCTCCAGGGAAAACATCTCCCGGAAACTTCTTATACCACTCGCTGGCAATGCCACCGAGACCGCCGGTACCTCCGCGACTCATCGTCGCATACTCCGGCTCAAGCTCGACAAGCTCGCCAGTGATTTCATCACAGCCAAGATAATGCATATCATTGGCAACAGAATCGCCTAGCCGCTTCTTCATAATATACCGAGCGCAATAAGCAGCACTCTCAAAGGTAAGTGTTCCCACAGAACAATAACCAAGGCCCCAAACATCATCAAGATGATCAGAAGTAAACAAACGCACCCCATGGTCCGTTCTGAATAACTTCTTATCCGCAAAATCAAAATTGAAAAGGCAGGCGTGATAATGCGGGCGACGGTACTTCGAACCGTACTCGCCAGCATGGAAATATCGAATCCGCCTACCAACATGACGGGACCTCAAACGCTTCATAAAACCCTGCCAATGCTTCACATTAAGCGAACCATTGGACGGCAAATGCTTATCAGAATAAGTAAGCGTAACAAAACAGTTTTCCTCAAACAGCGAAGCTTCGTGGACACATCGCAACGCCCATTGCCGAGATCGCTCGAGGCGGCACCCTCTACACTGTCCACACGGCAAATCAAAACTGAAACCAACGATCAACCGATCGTTGAACGTGATCTTCCCTTGGGAATTCTTCCCAGCATGCATGGGATGGAAACACGGCACTTACAGCCGAATCCCACCACGCATAGGACGACCACTAACATTTTTCCGGTGAGTACCAGACTTGCGGGTAAAATCCCGCCTCGACTTCCGTCTACCAATCTTACTGCGCTTCCTACCGTACGCCATAACACACCTCCAAAAAACCACCCCCCAAAACGCCCCCCTACTATGGGGGCAGGACTGACAAAAAACAAAACCTGTCAGTCCACACAGTTATATCAAGTAAGAAACTGTGAAGAGGGCCCCCAGGGCCCTCTAAGAGCCGCTCCCCCCTTCGGGTGGATCAGCAACAACCTCCGGAGCAATCGGCGCAGATACGCCACTAGGCAACGGCTCAGCGACAACGGTCCCCTGTCCCTCGGGCGCTGACGCCAAACCTAACGTAACCATCTCCGCCTGATTCTCCGGATTCTGAACAAAATCCAAAAACAAAGCAGGATCACCAGCAAATCTCTGACGAGTTGCAGCCGGCAAAGCCTGAAACATCTGATCCGCCTTAGTCACTACGTTCATAGCCTCGTGAAAAGTCACACTCGAAGCAAAACCATACTCAGGCCCATACGACGAAAAATGATCTATCAATCCCGTCTTAACATACCGGGCCATAATATTAGTAATCTCCGATTCCTCACGAAACGATTGTTTCGTACGCGAACGCCCACGCGGTGCAACCTGCACCCTGGGACCCAAATTAACACTACTATGAATCTCCATCATTCTCTCCTAGGAGGCGCAGCGTTCAAACGACCCTCGCCTACAGGCGGACTCCGCCGCAAATTATCAAAAATCCACTTCTCGACCTTCTCTCTCAACGCCTTCGCGCCTTTAGCCGAGCTCGTAAAAAAATCCTCTAGCTGATCCCTTCGAATATCATAACCACCGCGAATCAAATTCCCGGCAATAGGCGCCACGCGCCGAACCTCTCCAACGTTCCTCTGAAAATCAGCAATCAAACGGCCAAGAATATCGCCAACACCGGCAGGCCCAGCCATAACATTAGACTGAAGCCCCACGTTTACCGTCTCCGCCTCCGTTTTCAACTCAACGGCCTTCAAATTCTTAATCTCCTGGGCCATACGACGAGCCTGCAAAGCACTAGAAACGCCCGCGCCTAAAATATTAACTCCTTCGGACTTAGCGCCACCGGGGCTAGACGCCCCGGACCCCCCAGTAGCAGATAAGATCGGGTTCAAACCCGCTGCACGTAAATCGAGAACCTCCCGCTGATGCGCGCTCGATGACATCCTCTCCTGAAAGTCCATCTGCTTCTGAGCCTGCGCAGCAGAAAACTTCTGCTGCTTCCTCGCGCCCTTCGCGGCAAACAAGCCACTCACCAGGGCGCCGCCTAATCCATCAAAAAAAGCCATTAGAAATGGTCAATCATGCCCGGCACACCGTACAACGGCATCGGCCTGGCACAACGCAACGAAAAATAACTATCGAAAATAAAATGCGGTTCTGCAGGAACAGCAATCACCCTATCTACCGGAGGATTGTCCTCGATAAACGACGCATTCAAAACCGGCAAAGCCGAAAAATCCTGGCTCAAATGCCAGGAATCCAAAGTCCCAGCCGCATCGGACCGCAACAACCCAGTAATCTGAGACGGCTTATACCGATACTCCGCGTACCGCTCCTGGTAACCAAACACCAAATCATCGGCCGCACTCGATTGCGAAAAAATTTCCTTATTCAACACCGACTGCTCACCAATGTGAGACAACGCGGGCCAGTAATAATCAAACCGACTCTGCCTAGACCACATCCGGTTAATCCCCTGCGAATAAGTCAAATCCGCACGAACCGAAATCAAACCAATCAACACGCAATGCTCCGTAAAACTCTTGGTGAAACCATGATTGTGCAAACTCGCAGTACCATAAGCCGCTAACGTACCTTGCGGCGTCGTCGCTGTCTGCGACGTCTGTTCCACCTGCGAAATAATAACGGGGGACGAGCCCCCTCCTAAATACTCCGGTCTCTGCAAACGAGCATCCGGAGAAGTCACACCAAAGTGTGCCTTAATAACCTCGGTATACCGAGTACCACCTCGCGCGTCCCGCTCAAGCAACTTCTGAATCTGAAAAGCTTCACGCAACTGATTGATCGTAGCCGCAGTCGCGGTCGACAAATCAGCATACAAATGACCATCAGCATGCGGCACCGGCGCCGTCTCCTCCAGCCGTACCGGATCGTTCGCACCGCCAGCGGTGGTCATGGCTTCCCAGCCACTCCGAACCGAACTAAAAACGCCCACGTTATCCTGGTCGTCAGCATCGATAGTCACATCAGCCCTTGACCCCAAGGGCAAACCAACAGCCACGCCCTTCTGAGGGCTAGGCAAACAAGACGTAAAATAATCATGCCGCTTCCCGCGGCGCTGAATCGGATACGACGTCGCGTCCGGACCATCGGACA